GACGCAGACCATAAGGGCCTGAAATAGTCGGGTAAGCCATTTAAGTTACTCCAAATGAGGTTATCTCTTACCGAATCTGACCTCAGAACGTCTGTCATTAAACAGCGGCATCCTTGGATCATTTTCGCGCATGAAATTACTGTCCACACTCTGCATCCAATCGTTGGCCTGCTTCAGGTAAAACCCGTTGCGCTGATCAACCATCTCTACAGGGGCGCGGCACAGCATTAATCCACCAATCTCAATATTGCCGGTTTGAGTTCCGGATGCGAGCATGGCTCGTGCGACTTCTGGATAGTCTTCCCACTTGCATGGTTCAAAACCATCTTGATGCCGGGTTGCTACATTACGTGGGTCTGCCTGTCCAAGAATGGATGTGCGTACCCAACGATGTTTCCATCCGTCGCGTGGCAGAGGGTCAGGCAATGAGCTGGGCGGCTTCCACTGCTTCGGACGTTCCGTGTTATCACGGGTCTGTACTTCACGGGATTCGCGGCTCATATCTTTCCTTCCATACGTAGTTTTGCCATGGATTTGGCATATTCCTCTAGCGGCACACCAATGCGCTTGGCCATACTGGCTTCAGACGCTGTCAGCTTTATTTTTTTAGGTGGAGAGCTGCGCGATGCCGGGGCAACCACCGTAGCAGGCCTTCTTGGAACCTCTGGCTCGGCCTGTTTGCCAAAGTACTCCGGGAACTTCTCTTTCATGCGAGCGTCTATCCGCTCGTAATACTCATCTGATGCAGCAAACTGCTCACCATGTTCACGGGTCAGCTTCTTATGCAGACCCATTGCAAAGTAAGTCATTTCGTCATCAACACCTTGCTCACCGGGCTGGCCAAACCATGAGTTTTGCCGTTTCCATCGGTCCGCCTTGGCGTCGATGTATTGAGTAGGTTGATTATATGCTTGATTTTCAACAGGTTGCAACTGCTCCTGAGCGGCTGGTTTAAATGCCTTGACCTTCTCAGCCTTAATAACAGCCTTACTAAACTCCTCTTGGGCGGTCGCAATCTTTTCAGCATCGCCCGTATATAAGGCTTCCTTGTATTTACGCTTTGCTTCATCAAGCTCCTTCTCCGTGGCGATCTGCATTGTTTTTATCAATGTCGTTTCGCCGCTACTGAGCTTGGCTTTTAGCTGTGCATTCTCATCAGCAATTTGTTTTGCGTAAGCTAATGCAGCCTCACGCTCCCGTATCGCCTCTTCCTTGGTCCGGCGCTCATCATGCCTTGCATGGGTTAATTGCTGAATGCGTTTCTTGACGTTGTCTGAATACTGACGAATCTCATCATCAGGAATATCAGCAGGATCTGATTTCAGTGGCGTCGCATTACGATCCTCTGGCGGCGCATCATTTTCAATCTCAACTTCTACTTGGTCGCCTTCTACTTCGACCTCAATCTTTCCTTCAACTCCCTTATGCGCGGCTATAGCCACGTGGATCTTCCACGACACCTTCTATCGTGTCGTCATTGATTAAGCGGAACTCTCTTCCGTGAATCTTGAATCGCGTGCCCGAGTAAGCACGTACCAACACAAAGTCACCTTCCTTGCACCATGGCCCCGTAGGAAACTTAGCTGCGTCCTTGTAACAATCAGGACCTTGCTTGATGACAAATAAAACAACCGTACTGAACTCTTCCAGCTTAGTCAGTGCGTCAGGCTTCAAAATGCCGTTAGAGAACTTGTCCTCTACTTCCGGTAAAGCGCATAACATCCTATAGCCCGTGGGCGTTGGAAGTTGCGTGGCCTGCTCTTCCTCGTTTACTGCCTCTGACATATCAGTCATCGTAATCCTTCACTCTGTTTGCAAGGTCTTCGTTTATGCGTCTTGCGATCAACAGACCTTGAATCTGACCGCAGACGAACTTGTAGTCCTCAAAGGACTTGATACTTCCTTGGGCAAGCTGTTCCTCCGCATAGCGGATCTGCTTGTTTATCTCCAGGCTTACCGCCTCGGGAAAATCCATTACCCACCTCGTTGAATATCAGCAGCCTTGTCAATCATCTTGACTTGGTTGTTTTGATTGTTCATGCGCTCCTGAGAAGCGATTCTTTCCTGCTCTAACATCACCTTCTGCGCCTGTGCCTGCTGCTTCAACTGCAACTCAGCAGCATCCATGGCGGCCTCACGCTGCTCACGCTGCGCCTTAATCTGCAACTCAGCCTGCTGCATCTGCACAACCGGATCTTGCTGGGCCTGCATGTTCTGCATCATCTGAGCTTGCTGGCTATTCTGTGCCAACAGTTGCTGTGCAGCCTGCGCCGTAAGGCGTGACAACTGAACTTCAAAGTCTTCTGGGAGCGTTGTATTAGGTGCCGGTAACGGTACGCCCAATTGCTCCTCAATCTTCCTGCGATACAGGAATGCTAAGTGCTCATTAATATGAGCCTGCGCGGAGGCCATCATTTGACCTGCCATCGGATTTTGTTGCATCTGCTGTCTTAATAATGGGTCATTTAATGCAGCCATATGTACAGCAATATGCGCCTCGTGATCCTGATATATAAATGCTTTTACTGGTTTCATAACCAATATATCCATATTCTCAGAAACTGGATCACGTGGCTCTAATTGTTTTGTAACAGGTATTAATTTATCAATATCTTTAATACCTAATACGCCAAGCATTCGTTTATGAAGCTCTGGAATATCATATATTTGCGGCGATTGTGCAGCTAATTGCAATACTGCTTGATATTGCGTAACTCGCTGCGCTAATGTTGTAGCATTTGGATCTGATACAGGAATTACATCGACATTATCATAATCAGATTGTTTGATTGCCCTGCCAATTGGCGAATCAACATCATAATTATATTCAGTCGGTAGGTAATCTCTGATAATCGCAGATAATAATTTGAATTCTTGGCGCATTGAATAATGCAAACGCGCCTGAACCGCAGACATTACCTTTAATGTACGTTCTAATACTGCTAACGTCGTACCAACTGGGGTATTTGCTGATAAATCGCTGATTTGCATATCAGCAGTAGCAGCAAAACGCCTGCCTTCATCAACAATAGTTTGTAATAACTGGTAAAGAACCTGGCTTGGCTCTTTATAAGGTAACGGAAGGATGTTATCCCTGATGGATCCTGATGGAACGTCTACATCACGGAACTCACCGGGGGCAATTGGCGTGTCATCACCCTTAACTCGCAGGCCGCGGGACTTCAAACCACCTGGCAGGTTGGATAATGTACCCGCATCCACCAGTTGGCGGATCAAAGAAGTGCCTGATTTAGCAAAACCACCCACTAAGTGGATCAAACCGAACCCATAAAACCCAAAACCTGGGATGTAAATGTAGTGGGTATAGTGCATCCGCTTTAATTTCAACGGATCATCGGCATACCAGTTGCGTCTGATGGCCAAAATCTGGCTTGTACCCTTATCAATAGTCACGATATAGGGCAAAGCAATACCCGTTGGGCCTTCTTTGTCGCTATCTTCAAACCCTGCAAGGTCTAAATCCACGCACATTTCGATGATTCGATACCGATCATCCATGGTGGCGGACATGCCCTGCTCTTCCGCCTTGCGTTTTTCAATGTCATCAAGCACACCAGACGGTTCGCCTAAATCAACATCTCGATAAAACCCTGCGTGCTGGAGCTTTTTGACCTCATTCTTAGTCTTCCGCATGATCTGTGCGATACGCGGTGAAGATCTAAGATCGCTTGCGCCATAAGGAACCACAATATCCTCGGCCGGCACAAACATGGACACCTGTCTTCCCAGTGCTGGATCGTAGTAAACCTTCTTAAAAGCAGATCCCGCCAAGGATAACGACCACAACATCTTCTCGTGCTCAGGGCGATACTCTGGCATCTGCTCTGTCAGACGCCAATTCATATCATCCTTTACTCGTTCTGCTGCGTCTTCCTTTTCCTTGGTCAGCTTCCCAACAATCTGGGTCTTAACAGGGCCCGACGCAGGGAAAGTCTCCATGATGGACTCAGCCTGAAACCTAACCGCCGCCTCTGATAGCAATGGATAGAACACACCACAAGCACCAGGCCATGGTTCTGTCCTATCCTCATACTTCATACCAAGAAGCTTTAGCCCATCAACATAGGTATCAACCCATTCTTTCCTTGAGGACTGATCGGTCTCAAAGTCTTCAAGCAAATCACTGGCTATCGTTGATAACTCTCGGTCATCAATATATTCAGCAAGATTAGCGTCATGATCTTCGGGCTGTTCACGTTCTGGCTCAAAGATAATCTCTACGCCATCCGTCGATATAGCAACTGACTCTGGGTCTTCAATCTCAATTTCAATTTCAGTGGGTGCATCCATGGCGGCGTCTAAACCCAACGGCGCAGGATAAAGTGCAGGTTCCATCTTGGCTCCTAGTAATAAGCGACCTTGCGACGATACATCGGCTCTCGGTCTTCGTCATCAGATTGTAGGCTCAAGAACCCGCCCGTCCTAAATCTCAATAAAGCTTGGGTCATCGAATCCACCAGGTCATCATGCTCACCAGCAGGAAAAGCAGCAACCTCTTCAATTAACTCATCAGCAAACTTCCTCTCCGGCACCCATATCCGCCCCGAGGCAAATAGATCAGACACCGCATTTAGGCGGACGACTTTGT